TTAGATCACCGTTCGCAGCAATAAAGCAAGCACCCTGTTCGCTTGTGGCAATTTCTTGTAGATATGTTAAAGCGTTTGTGTTGGCGGTGATTGTGTATGCACCTAATGTTGCTAAACCTGTAGAGATGTTGCGTGTTGTTAATGGGTAGTCAATTTCGGGCAGGTTTAAAAGATAATTGACTCGTGCGCCCGACAATTCAACTGATGGCGTTGTGTCAGTTTGGATAACTGTGTTCGCTAACAACACGAAATCGTCTGCTGCCGTAATCGTTACGGTGCTGAGATTGTGATTATAAACAACATCTATATCGGTGATGCGCCCTGTGAAAAGATAGTTTGCGCCCGAAGTAATTGTTACTTTTCGACGTGGCACAACACCCGAACGCCCAGCAGTCACATCATAATAAGGTGAATCAGTGTTGATCGGGTCAAACCTTCTGTCGTTATTCAGCAAAGTAAGCGAGCATTGACCTGCGTTGAATTGTGCGAACTGATCTTGTCTGCCACGAGTAATCGAAACCTCTTGACAGTATTCTGTAATGTCCACACCGACAAGGTTGCCGTCAAGCACGAACTCTGTATTATTTAGAACGCCTGCTTCTGCATCGTCAAGCACAAAGAAGTTCGTGATGAAACCAACTTCAGCAAGAACAGTTATCTGCTCGCCTGAAGCGAGAGTGGTAGCCATTTATGCCACCGTCAAAGGCAAAGCACCGTTCGTTCGCTCATAACGCTTCAAAGCATTAACGATCTGTGTGCCGATATCTTTGCCGTCAGCACCCATACCAGCCGTGACTTGAATGTTGTAAGTGCTACCCATCGAACTCATACGGTCAAGAGGAATAATTGCTTCTGCGCCTGCCTCACCAGCAATAATGCTTGTCGCTCGTGTAACAACACCTCCGTCAGCCATCAATGTTCCGATACCGCCACCCAACAATTCCTCAAGAGAAGGAATACGAATGACACCTAAATCTATGCCCGAGAAATCGCCACGCCCGATACGACCTATCTGTTCAAGTTCCGATGGTGTAGGCAACGCTGCGATAGGTGCAGCAATAGTATCAACAACATCTTTAACGGCATCAACCGCAGGCTTCAACACACTGACAACAGCAGGAATAACAACAGTAGAAGCAGCATTTGCAGCAGCGTCAGCAGTTTCACGATCAGTTTTAGAAACTCCTTTACCAGCCTCACGGCGTTCCTGTTCAGCGTCAGCCAAATCTCTCGTAGCGTCAGCCAAACGCTCATAAGCCGCAACCCGTGCGTCTATAGCGTCACGCTGATCTTTCTCAGCCGACAACAAATCATTTAACGCATCTTTATAAGCGTCACTACCTTCTTTAGCACCGTTCACAACCTCATCTAGTTTTTGTTGCGAAGCAGTCAAAGCATCAACGGATTCTTTCTGTGAATCGGTAGCGTCAGCGACAGATAGTTTTGCTTGAGCCAATTTGATTTCTGCTTCTCGAATCATTTGTGGCGTAGATTTCGGGTCTTTGCGAACTTCAGCCAATTCAAGTTCAGCCTCTTTGACAGCGAACACCGCTTGCTCTAAAGCATATTTGGCTCGCTCTGCTGCACGCTCAGCCTTTGAGCGTTCTTTTTCGGCATCTTTCGCTTCTTTAGATTCTCTGCCATAACCCTTAGTGATTAAGTTGAATCGTTTTTGTGCTTCTGTTAATGCGTTCGTTTTCTCTAACAGAGTCTTATTTGATTCATCTACAGCCTTGTTAGCGTCACGCAACGAACGCTGAGCCGAAGTCACGCCCTTTATTGCGTCAATATATTTTTTTAATTTGTCGGCAGCCGATTCGACAGCACCACCGCTAGTTGAAACTTCTTTGTAACCTTTACCTGTGTAGTCCACAAACTTTCCCATACTTAAAGCCATCTGCGTGTAGCGATCTGCTTGCGTTTTAAGTTGGTTCTCAGGCGTAACAACCATTCGCACCGCATTAGCAGTATTCAATGCTTGACGCTCAAGGTTCTTTAACTGCTGTTCTGTCATCTGAGATGATTGACCGACTTTGCCTAACTGAACTTCGCCTATCGTGCCTATCTTTTTAAGACCAGCACCAAAAAAATTAGCGACATCAATCATCTTGTTAATAACAGAAATAATCAGATTTATATATCTGATGAACCCATTAACAAAGAACTCGACTATATCGATCACGAAGTTAATTACGGCGTTCACGATATTGCGGAATGTTTCAAAGTTTTTGTAGGCGTAAATCACTGCTGCTGCTACAGCGACAAAAGCGATAACGATGCCAGCGATAGTCAAAGCGATAGGTAACATCGCTGCTTGCGCTGCTACAGCAGAAGCACCGAACGCTTGCATAACAACCGTGCCGACACCCATAGCGATATTGAAAACAACAATGCCCGTAGCAAGAATGGCTATCGCAGCAGCCAAAGCCAACACCACTTTCTCGTTGTCAGCCATAAAACCGAACACCGCAGTAAGCACCGAAGTCGTTTTCTCAAGCACAGGCAACAACGCTGCACCCAAACTCTCTTGAAACTCAGCCACATTATTCTTTAAGATTTTCATTTTGCCAGCAGCAGTCTCGGCAGCGTTAGCGGTAGCCCCACTAAAAGTATTCGACAGATCAGCAAAGATCGCTTCTGTGCTCGCCCCGTCTTTGATTAGGTCACGCAACGCAGGCGACAACTTTTGTAACGCCTTATAGTTGCCCGAATATGCTTTAGAAAGTGCATCGGCAGCAGACTGCAACGGCACACCTGACGCAGTAGCAATATCTTGCGCCAACGCCAAACCCTCTTGCGCTTGCGTCAAGTTCTTTGTGCCGATAACCAGTGACGACAAAGCGGCACGAAGTTCTGTGTCAGCCGTGCCCGAAGCACGAGACATAGATTTGATCATCGCCTCAGTAGAAGCAACCGTGCCCGAAGTAGCACCAACCACTTTTTCTAAAGTTTGAGCGAGTTTCGCTTGCTCTAATTCGTCTGCTGCTGCTGCTTCGGCAGCCTTGAAACCTGCAAACGCTAAACCGCCAAGCGCAGCGACAGCAGGCAGAAACGCTTTCTTGAGAACGAACCCTGCTTGCTCTGTGCCTGTTTCAAGTTTCTTGAACTCTGCGATCGCTTTCGATATACCTTTTGAATCGAAATCGGTGAGAATATTTATGCCAACAGCCATTATTTACCTCGTATTGCTTTCGTTAATTCGGCGTGTGGTGTAGCCATCAACTTCTTTAACAACTTTCAGCACCGCTTCCTCAACCATAGCCTGATTGCTTTTAACTGCGCCGTAAAGAATACGAGAACGAGTTGTGCCACGCTTGCTTTTTGTTTTTAAATGCTTATCTAAATTATTTATGAATGTTGAGTTCTTTGATTCGTATGTGCCGATACCTGCCGAGTCATAAACTTGACCGCCACCGTCCATCTGTTGAATACGCAGAATCCCGTAGCCACCTTTGGCGGTCTTGCGGACAAAACCACCTGATTTTGCTTGAACAGTTTTGCTTGACGCTCGATACGCTGGCATCCGTTTGACACCAACACGCCCACCTGAACTATGCCAATTTTCTAGCGGAGGCGCAGTCGGAAACCGTGACCCAACTAGATCAGCCAACGGTTTCGCAGCGTCAGCCAACTTGGTTTTGAACTCGTTAAACAGTTCTTTCTCATAGTTCTTTAGATAAAACAGTGTCTCGTTTATCCCGTAGAACTTGATTTCGCTTTGCATAGGCGCACATCATACTTTATTTGCGCCTTCGATTCGCTTGCTTTACAACCCAACGCTGATACGCCAACATCGTTTCCAACATCTCCTCGCTCTCAGCAAGTAATAGAGATGGCGCAATATGATACTCGTGCGCTAGATGAGCGATCAGCCAATGCGCTGAATCGTCACCAAACTTTATTCTTTTGGGGAATCACCATCGTCTCGTGGCGTAACCTGAGCGACAGTCGCAATCCAGTCAGGGTCAAACTTTAGTTTTGTTTTGCCTCTGTGTGTGAGAGCAGACCAAGCAAGCCAAGCGAGATCGGTTAGACGCATCTCAGTTTCAAGACGAACAACAGAGCGTTGCCAAGTTCTCTCGAACCCTACGAAGTCAGCGAACACCGCATCAACGGGCTCAATAGTGCCGTCAAGATATTCGACTTGTAAAGCAATTTTCATTACTGTCTCCTTCTATTTGTTTTTGGTTACGCAGTTGCCTTAGTCAAAACACCACCAGTGAAACTTAGACTTGTCATTGCCAACTCACCAACGGATGCTGCTACAGGTGTGTGCGCTGCAAGGAATGTCCCAGTCAAGGTATAGGAAGGGTTAGTTGCGCTAACAGCAGACGAAGTTGGTTTAATTACAACAGTTGTTGTCGTTCCAACAAGTGGATAAATAGTTGCTTCAACATTTGCTGCTGCGAAGTCTTGCATAAACTCGATATCAAGCGAATTGTTTTGCAGACCACCAGCGAACTTGTGCCCTGTGCTGCCAAATGCTGTTGTCTCAACGCTGTCAATCTCATAGTTCAATGTCACACTATTGGCGTGGTCGCTGAGCGCAATCGAGTTTACTGTGATTGAAGCATCTGTTAAAACTAAAACTGCCATAACTATTTGTCGCTTTCTTTTGGTTCTTGTTTGGAAACTTTAACATTAACTTCAGCCAAATGTCCACCTTCAACAAGCGCATCAACATTCAAACCTTCAAGATCATCACCTGAAATGTTTGAGCCTTGTGCGCCGAGTGTGCAATTCTCGCTGATGATTTTATAGTTTGCCATCATTTGTCCTATCCGTGAACTGTTACTTGGAACTGTATCTGTAAAAACTCTGCGTCAGCAGAACTTAAACTCGTAATGTTCGCACCTGATGGTAGCACCAAAGTTTGGCACACGCCACCAAGAGTCTTGTCGCCTTCAATCGCAGCACGAACACTTTTTGCACCCGAATAAGAAAGATAATCGTCAAGCGTTGCGAAAGCGTTACGATCAACATACCTGCCGACAATCACATTGACAGTCCAATCCATAACTACATCGCCACCAGAAAACGCCCTGTGATATTCAATGCGGTTCAATGTTGGGAAAGCAAAAGGCGGATTAAGTTGCTCAGGTTGATAAGCCGAAGTGCGAAGCCCAGAGATAGTAGCGAGCCTGTTAGCAAGCCCTGTGGCGACCTGTGAGACTGTCGCAGCCATTAGGCGATACCGAAACGGCGATACTGCGAAAGCAAGTCACGAACATCAGGGTCTACAGCCCGAACCGTGATAGCCATATCTGCGAAACCGACAACACCTAGCGCAGCATTAAGTCGTGCGAACTGTCTCATTGAAAGCAAAATGCAGGCTTGGTTCACATCGTCAGGCACACTATCCCAACCCCATTGGGCTGTTACTTGCACAGTCTCAAATGATGGTGTCGTGTAAAGAGGGAATGTTGCGCCACCAACCATACGAGCAGACTCATAAGGTCGTGTATAGATCGGCACATTTCTTGGCTGCAAAACATAATCCACACCTTGCGTCAAAGTAGTTGCGTAAGTGCCGTCACCGTTCGTGTCAATTTTGATTGTGACACTCGTGTTCGCTACATCTCTGCCGAAGTCCAAAAGGTATTCGTTGTATGGATACATTGGCACAGCAGTTTGCGAAGTCTTGTAAAAGAACCTGCCACAGTAACCGTCAATGCGCCGAGAAGCAGATTCAATAGCGTTCTCAAGCAGTGTGTCATCGGTGCTGTCAGTAATTCTGAGAGCAGATTTCAATTCTGCCAAAGTGCAGTAACCGTTTGTGATTGCCATTCGTTAGGCTTTCTTTTTCTTGCCACGCTTCAATACAGATTTTTCAACCTCAGGCTCAACCGAAGCAACCTCAACTTCAGGCTGATATTTGTTGTCAAAACCGAGTTCACGCAAAGCAGCATTAACCGCTTCCACACGATCTTTTAATCCCCTGCGTTCGTAGCCTGCTCGCTCTGTAAGGAGTGCGTCAATTTGTTTATTCATAATTGCCCCATAAATAGTTGAAGGTTGCTGATACCCCGAAGGATAT